GTCTCAGCAAAAGATAAAAAACAATTAAAAATGCGTGCCGTAGCAGCATGTATTCCAATTACACGGGAATGTAGACCAATCACAGGAGCACCACAAGCACCTTCCTCCGAGTTATAAGTAACAGGAGTCATATCAGTGCAAATACCAGTAATATTTCCGACACTATACCAAACTCCCGAAGGAGCGGTATCACTAGCAAAGGACAAAGAGACTTGATTGGGATATTTCTTCCCACGAACACAGTCAACAGTGTGTGATTTTGCCAGTGATAAAAGTTTATCATTAGTTGTTAGGACTAAATCTTCCCTAGCGTGAGCAAGAGAATGTTTCAATCCTATTTCGGAAATGGTTAGTATAATACGATTATCCCCTTTACCAACAAAAGTCATCTTGTCTTGTCCAGAAAGCTGGTTAAAAAAATGTTTGTTGATAGCAAGGTAACGTATTCCATTATATGATACTATAGAGGCATTACCCTCAAAGTGAGATCTATTTCCAATCTTGTATGTAGCATCAGGGACTCCACCCTTATACACTACTACGGTATTGGCATATTTAATGTCTAAATCTAAAGACAGAGTATTTTCAAGTTTACTTTCTTGGAGAACTTCCGTGGTTACAGGGATAGATTTTGGAGCCTGATAATGTATACGTCGATGGTGAGGATCGAGAGGAACATTTTCCTTTTCGAGGTCAACCATGATCAATTTATCTTCAGGTTCTTTTTCTTTCTTTGTATCACGAATTTTCTGAGTTCTAGCGTCACGTTCAATCCAATGTAACTTATATTCGGCAAATTTTGCAGGCCAATCTCCATTTGGTAATTTAATACCCCATGGTGATTTTATCCAAAACGCTCTATAATGATCTAATGACGAAAATATGGCCCTTTCGGGATCATAAGGTTCAGCACTGGGTTTGGACCAATTTTTTTTAGGATTTTTTTTTCCTTTTAGTGGTTTAACAGACTCAGTCTTAGTTTTCGTCATAAATCCAATATCATAGTCGCGGGGATCTTTAATATAAGCTGTCCATTGTTCTAATTGAATAGCAGGGTCAAGTCCAGAGATATCTTTTAGCTGCTTGAAAGTTGAAAATTTTACAATCTTCCTCTTATATTGTTCGGTAGAAATAACTTCAACATCAGTTTTAGCTTTTGTTTGGTTGTTTCTTGGTTCCTTAGCTTCCTGTTGAGGAAGTGAAACATCATGAGCTCGTTCCCCAACAGTTGTTGCAAGAGAATGTATTGAGCTCGTGAGACCGTCCATAGCACGATTAGGTACTTTAAGAGTTTCAAGTATAGCTTCAAGGTTAACTCGATTTGTGTTACAGACGCTTTTTAGGGCGTCAGTAGACTCAAATTGAACTTGAGCGAAGCCTTTTATTAGAAGTTTAACTAAATCATCCATAGACTGGGAACCTTTACTTTCATTCTTCAATATAGTGGGTACTATTATGAAGGAATTAAGATAAAAATAGATTCCAAATGTAGCTTCTGAATGAATTAGAACTCCAATGGGTTTCATGAATTGAGGCAAATCGCTAGCGAGTAGCAAGTCTAAAATATAATTATCAAACTTTTCAGCTTGTTTATATTCAATGTGTTTAAACTTTCCTTGGCGAAAATAATCTACAAAAATTGCAGTTTTTATGCCAATAGGCCGGTCTATACTATTGACTAAAGAAGTCAAATTAATTGGGACAGGGCCTTGAATAGTTAAAGTTTCCACATCAAGAGTTTTAGCAATATCCGGATAAGTTTTCGTTATATAGGATGGTGAGATTCGGATGGTTCTAACTAAAGGTTTTTTCGTTAGGGCATCTACTTTAACAATAGATTCCAGATTTAATGTAGGACGCCAAGGTATAGTGCGAGCACTAACATTAGCGTAAACATGTCCCTCATCGTCTTCAAATTCTTCATTTGGATCGTAATAATCAGGTTGATCATAACTTTGGTGGACAAACACGGTATTACCCCTGTCATCCAACACGGCGACACGACCATTATAGTAATCGTCTTCGTTCTGGGCATAATCGGGTTCATATTCATA